GTCGTTTGCTGGCTTTGCAATGAGTCTGGAGTTAATAGATCCGACGTGATGGCGATGTGATCTTTCCACACATGGAAGCAACACTCACGTAGGATCTTCCGCACGTACCATAGCCCGCGCATCATGCTGGCATGGTCAAAACTCCGCACGCATCTGTGATCCTCGATCGATACGCGAAGCCGTTTCGGCAAGCGACGTCGAGAACACGCGCGGACCTCGGGCAGCAGTTTGCCGACTCGCAAAACGACGGTCGCAAGCAGCGGAAGTTGATGGCGACTTACGACGCGGCTGGAAGCTCAGACGAATACAAGAATTATTGGGCTCCCGCTGATGGCCTCGATGCCGATTCGGCTAATTCTTATGCAGTCCGTTCCAATCTGGTTCGCCGGTCGCGTTACGACATCGCGAACAGTGGCTACTCGGACGGCATCGCTCAGACCTACGCCACAGACCTGATCGGAATCGGGCCGACGCTTCGAATGCAGACCGGCAGCGAAGGATTCAACCGATTGGTTGAGCTTGCGTGGGCCAGTTGGTGCAAAGAAGTGCAATTTCGCCGCAAATTGTGGTGTTTAGCACATGCGAAGCATCAGGACGGCGAAGCGTTTGGCGTTATTCGTCGCAATCCGAAGCTAAAGCACAAGGTAAAGCTCGATTGGGTACTCCACGAAACGGAGCAGTGTCAATCGCCTTACCTGCAGTATGGCGAAACGGGCCGAATTGACGGGATGAAGTTTGACGACTTCGGCAACGTCGAATGGTTTGAGTTTTTGGCTCATCACCCGGGCGCGAGCCTCAACGGATGGAACCAATACGGGAAGTCTGAGCAGGTTCCGGCAAAGTTCGTCACACATTGGTACAAGCTTCGACGCCCCGGGCAGCATCGCGGGATTCCAGCCTGTGCATCGACGCTTAATCTCGGAGCCGACGCACGACGGTGGAGAATGGCGGTTGTCGGAGCTGCTGAAAACATCGCTTCTCACACTCTGTTCATTGAAACGGCATTCGAGCCCGAGGAAATGGACCCAGTGACGCCGATGTCATCGATCGAGTACCAGCGGCGAATGATGACCGCTTTGCCATCAGGACACAAAGCGTTTCAGCCGAAAGCAGAGCAGCCGACATCGACTCACGCAGAGTTCAACCGCTCGCTTGTCAGTGAGCAGTCTCGGCCGCTGTCGATGCCGTACAACAAAGCCGCCTGCGATAGCTCATCTTACAACTACGCATCCGGACGACTCGATCACCAAACATATTACGGCCATCTGGATGTTGACCGCGAAGACTGCAGCGACTGCACTCTGGACGTCATGTTCGCGGTGTGGTTCGACTATGCCGTAATGGCTTACGGCTGGCTTGGTGGAAATCCGGACGCAATCGGGGAAGGTGCCAGGACGCACATTTGGGACTGGCCGAAGCATCAGGTGGCGGACATCGGAACAGAAGCCGACGCGGCTGACAAGAAGCTGAAAAACGGAAGCACATCAATCGCCGCAGAGCACATCGCGGCTGGAATGGACCCTGAAGACGAGCTTCAGAAAGAGGCCGACTTCTATGGAATCGACATCACACGGTTAAAGCAAATCAAGCTGCTGCAAAACATGCCTCAGCACGTCATTCCGTTCGTTGCCACGATGTTTGGGCTTGAGTCAAAACTCCCCGAACCGGTCGCGAACACTGACACGCAGCAGCAACAGGAGACTCAGGCCAATGGCTAAACGTCAAGTAATCGCGATGGGTGCTCCAGTATCGATTGCAGCCGCAGAAGGCGAATCGGACAAAGGACCACGAACATTTAGCAGCACGTTCTACACGGGCGGCGCGATGAATATCAACGGCTGGGACCTTCCAGTTGTTGTTGACTTGGCCGGGCTCAAGGCTGGGAACGTTCTTGTAGCTAATCTGGATCACGATTCAACAAAACGCGTTGGCAACTTCGAGGTTGTCAACGACGGCAAGCAGCTGGTTGCAAATGGCAAGGCGACAGCAGCGACGGCGGCACGCGATGAAGTCGTGAACTCAGCGGCCAACGGCTACCAGTGGCAAGCCTCGCTTGAGGTGAATCCCGGCAAGGTTGAAACGCTCGCAAAAGGGAAAACGGCTGTTGTGAACGGCCAGGAGATCACAGGCCCCGCGTACATCACGCGGACGGGCACTTTGAAAGGTTTTGGTTTCGTTTCGCATGGTGCGGACGACAACACGACCGCCACGATTGCGGCATCTGCCGCTTCATCCAAGAAAGTGAAAGTCATGGAACCGAAATGCAAAGAGTGGATTGAAGCGATGGGCTTCGATGTCGACACAATCAGCGACGAGCAGCGCGAAGGGCTTGTTGCCAACTTCAAGGGCCAGCAGAAAAAGCCGGGGAAAATCTCCGGCGATGCTAACCCGTTCGAGGCCCGCAAGATCGAAGCCAAGCGAAAGCAGGACATTCGCGAATGTGCGGACCGCGTCATTGAGCTGCGCAATTCCGATCTGGATGAGATCGAAGCCATCGAAAAGATGGTTGAACACGCCATCGAAGCCAAGATGGACACCCGAGACTTCCGCCTTGAGTTGACCGACGCAATCGCGATTCCTCGAGGTCAGACGGTTATGGCAAAGACTCGTGATCGCGGTTTGACGAACGAAGTTATTGAAGCCGCAATTTGTCAGGCTGGCAAGATGCCAGGGTATGAAGACCTGTTCAACGATCAGGTTCTTCAGGCTGCTCACACGCGATTCAAGGGCCGGATCGGTCTGAATCAGATCTTTATGCTGGCGGCTGAATCCAACGGATACCGTGGCGATTACGCGTCGAAGGTGACCGTTGAAGTCCAGAACGCAGCGTTCGGGATGGCGGGTCGAAACATCGCCGCAAGCGGGATGAGCACAATTGCCATTCCAACAATCCTGAGCAACACCGCGAACAAGTTCCTGATGGTCGGCTGGAATGCCATTGACATGACTCCTTTGCGAATCGCAAAGATTCGGTCAGTGAATGACTTTAAGCAGATCACAACAGTCAGCCTGACCGGTGACCTCCAATTTGAAAAGGTTGGAGCAGGCGGAGAGATCAAGCACGGCACGTTGGGCGAGCAATCGTACAACAACCAGGCTGACACCTACGCAAAGATGCTTGCCATCACTCGCAAGGACATCATCAACGATGACCTTGGAGCACTGACAAGCGTTCCGCAGCGTTTGGGCCGGGGCGCTGCTCTGAAGCTGAATGACATTTTCTGGACAGCGTTCCTGGACAATGCGTCAACGTCGTGGTTCGACTCAACGAACAACAACGTCAACACTGGCGTGGCCGACATGACGATCGGCGGTTTGGCCGCCACAGAAACGATCTTCATGAATCAGACCGACTACGACGGAAAGCCACTGGGAAGTCAGCCGGCGATTCTGTTGGTTCCGACCGCTCTGAAGTCCTCCGCTCGAACATTGATGGCCAGTGAACTGGTGATTGATGGAACAGCAACTGGCCTGCAGGGCAACAAGAATCCGTTCGCCGGTCGATTCCGTGTTGAGTCTTCACCGTACATGAGCAACTCCGCTTACACGGGTTACTCAGCCGCAGCGTGGTACATGCTGGCCGATCCTGAAGATCTGCCATTCATCGAAATCGCCGCTCTGTATGGCCGAGTGGAGCCAGTTGTTGAAACTGCTGACGCAGCCTTTAACGTGCTGGGCGTCGAGATGCGTGGCTACTCAGACGTGGGTGTTGCGAAGCAGGAGAAGAAGGCCGGCGTCCGAGCTGACGGCGGGTCAAGCTAAGCAACCCGATTGACATGGGACGCGGGGGCTGAAACATGCCCCCCCCCCGCATTTTCAAACACTCAGCACATCAGGCATCAGTCATGGCAACGAAAATCACAATGCTGCGGAATCCATCGTCTGACTACGGTTGCAGCCTGAAGGAAGGCGAAAGCGGATTCGTGGACGATCAGCTCGCGAGGCTGCTGGAAGCTCGAAACATCGCTGTTGTGATTGAGTTACCAAAGGCCATCAAAGCGGTGCCAGAACCGCCAGCAATTTCAGGTGGTGAGCCTGAGCAGGCACCAGCTGAAACAGTAACTGAAACACCTCGAAAACGTCGGTAATTGGTTCCGGTCGTTTTGTCTCGAATTCGAATTTCAAAAGGATAAAGTCACATGGTAGAAGCACTCAACTACGCCGAAGGCGAGGCAATCGACTGGACTCCAACCGCTGCAGTGTCAGCCGGTGAAGTGATCCGGCTTCCAGATGGCCGCGCTGGATATGCTCCAACCGCAATTGCAGCTGGTACACTTGGAGCTGTGCAGGTCTGCGGAATCGCAGTTGTCGCGAAGACAGCCAGCATGGTCATGCTGAAAGGCTCGAAGGTCTATTGGGACCATTCAGCCAGTACATGCTCGCTGCTGTTCGGTGCCAACACCGCCGACATCTTTCTCGGAACCGTACTGGAAACAGCCGCCAGTGCAGCCACGACGGTCAAAGTTCTCCTGAATCGTGAGCCAAAGTACACGCTCGCATTGGAAGACGGGTTTTCATCAATTCCGATTCCATCTATTACGGCAAATCCACAGGGGCATATGTTCGCGGTTGGAAACGGTGTCAATGCTGTATTTGACACGGCGGCCGAAGCTCAGAAATGGGATGCTCTGTCGACTCGTGGTGTTGCTGTCGGAACTAAGGGCATTTTGCAGGCTCTTGTGTGCATCAATACCAACGGGGATGACGCTGCGTTTGATCTCAACATTGGTATGGCGAGCGGAACGCACGCAACCGACGCTGGGGCGATCGTTGAATCATTGTTCGTTCACGTCAACGGAAATGATGCGAACATTTACCTCGAATCAGATGACGGAACAACGGAAGTTGCTGAAACGGATTCGACAGTCGATTTCACTGCAGGAACGCCATTCCTTGTTCAGTGGGACCTGACTGATAACTCAGACATTCAGGTTTACATTGATGGCGTGAACGTGCTGCCATCAAGTGTGTTCAAACTGAATGCTGCAACCGGCCCTCTCAAGCTTCTGTTCCACATGGAAAAGACAGCCAATGATAGCCCAGGCAACGTCACAGTGCAGGACCTCGGGTTCATTGCATTTGATGTGTAATTGCCACTGACGTGTCACTGACTTCATTACTAAGGGCCGACCAATGACAGAGCAAACCCCAACGACGATTGAGGATGCGATCGAATTGACGGCCCTCGGTATGATCAGTTCCGCGAGCGATGGGAAATCGTCTCAGACGAACATTCCGATCAGAGATCTAATTGAAGCTGATCAGCATTTGGCACGAAAACGAGCTGCATCGAAGAACCACTTTGGAATGCGTTATACAGCGATGATTCCTCCAGGGGGGCGTTAATGCCATCGCTATACGAACAGAGGTTTCAGGCTCGAGCTGTTCCGATGCTGAATCGAACGTTTGGGGTTCTGGTCACCTTCATTCGCGGAATCTATTCGTCGGCTGAGTTCACTGTCCGACGGAACGACATTGAGCACAAGACCATCGACGGAAACGGAATTCCAGTCAGCATCACGATGCGAGACTTTGTTCTGCCAGTTGCCTCAGTGGTGATCGACGGTGACACAGTTGAGCCAAGAACCGGCGACAGAATCTTGGAGGGTTCTGAAGTCTTCGAGATTCAGCCGCCAGATGAAAACAAATTGTCTGTCGAGCTGCAGGCCGGTGGATACGAGTGGATCTGTCACACAAAGAGAGTTGAATGAGTGCGGTTCCAATACTACTTGCAGACGCTTTAACGACGGTGGTCAACACTGCGCAGCAGGCGTCTCAATTGGGAACGCTTTCATTCACTGCCGTGCGTTCATATCCAGACTGGGACGACGATTTTAAGGATCTGAAGGCACTTGAAGTTGATGTGATTCCGGTGACAAGTGCCGGTGATCTTGTCGACTTGGATACTGAGCGAACAATCAATTCCGATCCTGCGGTTGACATCGTGGTACGGAAAAGATTCGAGCCAGGCGATAAGGAAACATCAGGAGCAAAGGCGGGGCGACTGAAGAAAACCTCAGTTGATCCGCTGGTGAGATTGGTTGAGCAGATTCACGAGCTGCTTTCGGAAGACAGGTTCACAGCGATCACACTTTCGGGTGGATTCGATGCGAATTGGCTCGAAACGACCGTGCGAACGTACTGCGATTACGCTCGGTTGAGACAGGGTGTTTTTCTGGGAGTCGTTCGTGTTCGTTACAACGTTTCGAAGGCGAATTGATGCTCGGATTCACCTTCAAATCAGAAGTTGACACGAAGCCAGTGGAGAAGGCCGCGGATCGAGGCATCTACAGCAGCATTCGGCACGCAGCGTTTTCGATCCGGAAGTACATCAGGGAATCGATTAAGAAATCTCCGGACGCCTCGGAGCCTGGGGAACCAGTATCAACCAGAGGCAAACGGGGTAACGTCAAGAATTCAATCTTTGCTGCCGTCGAACAAGACAACGCAATCATCGGGCCTCGGTATTCGTTCGTCGGGGATGCGATGGAGGCTCATGAGTTTGGTGGTCGACGAAA